CGCCGAGCGTGCCCTGCGTGCCGTTGTTTGTGGTGGTGCCGCCGGTTCCAGCCGTACTGCCGCCCGCGCCCCCGACTGATCCGTTGCCGCCAGTAGCAGCGCCTCCATTCGCGCCGACAGCGACGGAGCCGTTAGCGCCCGTCCCGCCTCGCCCAGCGGCTCCACTGTCGGAACCCCCGTTTCTCCCGACCCCAATACTTCCCCCCGCCCCCGCGCCGCCAGAACCCCCCGTGCTGGAAGATGTCCCCCCCGCCGTGGAGACGCGATTATAGACGGTTGTTCCGCTTCCAGTTGTGTTCGCCGCCCCGGCAGACCCTCCGGTAGCGCCAGAGGCGTTCCCGCCCGCCGAAGCGACGCGGGCTGTCCCGTTGAAAGTCGTATCGAGTCCACTACCGCCCGCACCTATCTGGATAGGAATGACATTGCCGGGAGATGAAGTTACCCCTGATTTCTGGAAAGAACCGCCGGAAGCGCCAGAGCCACCCCCTAATGTCACCCCTCCCGCCGCGCCACTACCACCACAACCAATAAGCGCAATTGTGTTGCTGACGCCATTCCAGTCGGCGGGCACCGTCCAAGACGTTGTGCCGACAGTCAGAATGATGGTGACTAGGGCCACGGATTAAGTCCCGTGGATTTTAGGTGGTCTCGAAAACCAGGTGGCAGTTTGAAATTCCAGGAGTGCCGCCAGTGTAGGCCGACAGGGAAATCTCGCCCGTGTTAGCTGCAGTTCCCAGCATGGCGATTTCCTCGCCGGGATAGGCCACCCAACGGACGATGCCGCCAAAGGCGTTGTAACCAAGCGAGAGAAGGCCAAGGGTCGCGGCCCGCTGTGGCTTGGTGGTTGAGGCGATGAAGGCCACCACGGGGGCCGCTAGGGCCGCTGTGTTGACATCGAGGGGAGCGGCAGAAGCACCCGTGGAAAGGCCCGTGATGGTCGCGGCGATGGTGGAATCGCGCGAAAGGACCGAAAAGGTGGGGCTGGAAGCCGTGGCGAGACCGCCCTGATAGACCTCGCTGATCTTGGTGTATTGGGTGGTTGTTCCACCTTGAAGGGCCATGTAGCCCGCATCGGTGTAGTTGGTTGTATCGGCCACCGCCGTAAAGGTGATGGAACTGTGCTTAAACGAGAACTTGGCCATGGTTGGCTCCTATGAGCGGAAGGGGTGTTCCGCGTGTTTCCGCCGTCAAAAGTTCATCAAACACCTTGGCGATGGGCCGGCATTCCCCCGTCACGGTGGCTTCCACGGCGCATCGGTCGCAGAGATAGGCGTCACACTTGCAGCAATAGCCTATTTCGGGCTTCTTTGGAATCTGCCGATGACAGTGTGAACAGGTGTGGGTGGCCGTCTCCAGAAACGGGACAATGCCAAGTTCAGGCGGTGCGAACCTGTTATCAATCAGTAAATATCCCGCGCGCTGTTCCTTGCTGGTCATGTCAGGATGAATACGCCATAACGCGCACAGAGGCCAGAGTGGGGTCCATGGGAACCGGGCCGTTGGGTTCAAGCGCATAGCCGGGGGGGAGACTAAGCGTTGGCGCCCACGAAATAACCCCAACATCGGAGTGGTTGAAATTGATCGTTCCGGCCACGTATCGCCCCCCTCCCGAATAGGCATTCAGGGTGATTGTGGAGTTGAGGGAGGCTGGAAAGAGCGCCCGCGCCACATCCTGCGGGGTTCCAGAGAAGATGCGCGGATTGCCCCAAACGGCCGTCCCGAGCAATTCCCCCGACTGCATGAGGCCGCCCGCGAAGAAGCCGAACCCCGCCGGATTGGCCAAGACAGCGCTAGTGCTCGCTTGATCCAACAGGGACGCGGTGAGCCCCAAGGCCGTCTGTGCCGCCAGGAGAGCCGCTGCAAGGTCCGTCAGGGCTTCCGTGGCGTCTGTCTGGGCTGAGTTGGCCGTTGCCGCTGCAGCGGCTATGGCGGCCTCCAGGGCGGCTAGATCGGCAGGCGTGACGGTTCCGGCGTTGTCGGTGCGAGTTTGGAGAAAGAGCCTCCAAGGAAGGGAGAGCGAGCCGTCCTCCGGATTGATGACGGCAATCTTGGAATTGGGGATGGAGTTGGGGTTTCCGACCATCACCGGCGACCCGTGTTATAGGCCGCGCCTTCAATGGTCACGTTCACCGCATCGGCGATGGCAAACTCAATCTCTCTGCCCGGCTGTTGCATGAGCCCGAGGCTGTGGAATGAAACTTTCCAGCGGTAGGTCCCGATCATGCCGAGCGACCCCTCCATCCAGTCTGGCGTCCATGTCCTGCCTCCGTCGTCGGAAATCCTGATCCACACCTTAGGGAAAGGCACGGATCGCGTAGCGATTCCTCTGACACCGTGGAGAGTCAAATTGCCCATCCGCTTCTTGTTTTCAGGCAGCCAAAGTGCGCCAGTGACCACGACCCGCATTGGCGTTCCGTCATCGCTGTGGTTGGTCGGATCAACGAGGAACACCTTACCGTCAACCGCCGAGCCTATGTAGATGGTCTGCCCCTGGCCGGCGCATGTCTGGCCAAGGAAAATGCCCGGCTCGGCCTGTAGGGGCTGTTGAGTGCCCCAGATGGCCCATTGTTTCGTCTGGCAGTCGTAGGCGTAGGACTCATCGAGGGTTGGAAGGTTGATGACGTAGAAAACATGCCCTTCGATGTTGAACGTGAGCGCCGTCACGGATGATATGGCCGCGCCCATGGCCTTCAGGCGATCCTCTACGTAGGAAGTCGTTTCCGTCAAGCGCGTGGGAACGGTGCCGGTGCGGTAGATGGCGAAATCGTCTCCCACCCAGAAAAGCGAGTTGTCGGTGAGCGTGACGCTGTTTTGGGCCGAGCACCCACGCGTGTAGGTCCGTCCTGGGCTTTCCGCGAAGGGGGCCGTGAGTTGGCCGGAAAAGTCCCAAATCTCCGTCGTGTCGGTCTTGAAGAAATACAGCTCCTCGGCCAAAACCGTCACTTCAACGATGGGTGTCGGGCTGACCTGGGCTGAGGAGAAATTAGCCGCATTGATGGTCCGTGGATCGCCGACGTTGGAAAAGAAAAACTGATTCGAGCCTACAACCGGGAAAACCCAGATGTTATAAAGGACGGCGCACCCGCTGAAGGGCGGCAGGAGCGAAAAGCCGTCGTCAAAGAACTCCACCAGCGTCATCGCTGTGCCGTCGTAGACATAGAGTGCACCGCCTACGACAATGGCGAGGAAGGTCTGTGCGGCGGCAAATCGTGGAGCGGTGGAATAGGCGACAGGGCCTAGCGAGGTAGAGGCCCGATAGACCTCTCCTCCCGAGACGTTGAACACATCCCCATTGAAAAGCCCCGGCTTCTGAAACGAGCGGGATATGGGGCCTGTGCCGATATCATAGGCTTGCGTCAGGCCCGGACGTGAGGTGAGAACGTCCTTCGTCGGGCCTCCGGGCGTCAACTCAAAATAGGCGTTGACGCATCTGACGGGCGGTAGGTCTAGGCGTGGGCGTCCGAATAGGCCGGAGGTGAGTGGAAATTCGGGCACATTAGGCGATCCGGCTTACCTTGGCTGGGGATTCGGCATCGAGGGCGGCGATCCAGAATTGGCATTCCTTCGCCGCGCCATTGGTGGCGTGTAGGTCATTCTGCCGCGTCTCAAGAAGCACCTTCAACTCGGCTATGTTGGCCTGAAGGGACAGAGCGCCTGTCTGGAGCGCCGCTAAACGTGCTTCCAGCTTCTCCCGCGTCATCAGCTCACCGTATCGCTCAAGGGGATGTAGCGCGTCACAGGACCCGTTCCCGGATCGACCTGGACCTTCAGCCACCCCTTTGTCGATGTGGAACCCGCCGTCCCGGTCGTATTGATGCAAGCCGAAGTTCCCGCATCCGGGGCCAGATCGAACACAAAGGCGGAATTGGCGATCGACTGGAGGACAGAGTTGATGACGCCAGGACCGGACGACTCGACGTATATCCCGTTCACAAGGCTGGAAGTGATGGGAAATTGGATGTTGGCGATCAGCGCGGCGACGTGACCGGAGGTAACGGTCGCGCCGCTGAGGTTAAGCTGGCCGAGCAATCCCGTGGCGTAACCAGAGCCGTTGTTCAGCGTTCCGGCGACGGTTAGCTTGCCTTCCGCGCCATAGAGAAAGCCCGAGGTGATCGTGCTGCCAGAGTTGAGCGTGACACCACCCTTGACGCCCACGATGCTACCAGCGCCAACGACAGCGACGGTCGCGCCACTCAATGTCACTTCCGGGTCGAGTAGGCGTGTGACCGGCGGCGTGGTGCTGCTGATCGTTTCAGCGACAAAGGTCATCCCGGCTGGGAAGTTTGCCGCAGTGAACGTCGGGTTGTTCGGATTGAACGGGGTGACGGGCGCTCCAACGAAGCCATCTGCGGCAACGTAGGACGTGGGCTGGTTGGCCGCGCCGTTTGAGCCCGAATGGTTGGTGAATGCCTGAACGGCCATCTACTTGCATCCTCTGGAAATGCCGGGAACCTTGGCGCAGTCCTTGGCGGAGCGTTGGGGGATGAAGATTTTGACCGGGCTCTTGCATTGAGCCACGTCATAGCCTTCGCTCACCGCCTTGCGCTGTGAAATGGCCTTGTCGGAGCCGGGAGGGTGATGGCGCGTATCGGCCCAGTTCGGCTTCATCATTTGGTGAAATCCTTCGTCCAAGCGCGAATCTTGATCTTCTGAGGCGTTTCAGCCGCCGGGACGTGCCGCTTGCGCTCGCCAGCGTGAAGGTGATGCTTCGGAGGTGTTCCAAAGTCGCGGAGCCTCTGTGCCGGCTCGTCGCGAAGGGAGAGCTTCTTAGCCCTCTTGCCGCGCGTGGAGGCGGATTCGGTGGCGAGCATTATTTCTTGCCGCCGGTCTTCATCGGAAGTGGGGAACGCTTGAAGATCACGTCGGTGGCCTTCTGAGCCTTCTCGCGGCGGGTTGCGGCTGGAATGGTCTTAAGCATCACTTCTTTCCTTTGCCGAGTTTGCGGTCGGCTTTCCGATCAATCTTGCCTTCGGTAGACTTGGACATCTTGCCCTTGTTCGCCATTCCCGAGGCCACCGCCTTGGCGTTGCGGGCGTGGGATTTGTCTTCCATCGGGAACGCGCGCTTCTTGGGCTCGCCAAAGTCCTTTGACGGCAGCTTCTTGCGCTCTTTGGAGGTTAGGTGCGCCACGACGCGACTCCACAGTGGGGCTGGGGGCTGACAAGCCTGAAGGCCACTTCGTGACGCTTGGCGACGCTATGCCGAAAAGAGGGGATGTGCAAGGGGGTCATAGGGCCACCGTGACGGAGAGCGCATGGGGCTGTCGAGAGGCATCAAGATTGCCGAAAAATGTATTGGTGCCGTTCGCATATTCCACCGCCTGCGCGAAGTGAAACCCAATTTGTGGATAAAAGGACGCTGTGGCCGTTAATGTCGCTCCCTCCGATGCCAAAGTTGCCCCCCCGAAAGTTGTCGCAGTAGCGGGAGTCGCCGAGGTGCTGTCCAAGTCGACTCCGATGGTCCCGGCCGCACCAGAACCCGCTCCCACGTGATCCGAAAAGACAGCCTGCACGGGTGATTGTTGAAGGCCGTCCACCCATGAGACCCTGTTGGAATTGCTGGCGTCTGAGGCTCGCCAAGTGGTAGTCGCGTAAGACCATGATGCCGTATTATCACGACAAAGTGCCGTCACCGTCACCTGATTGTAGGCATTGTAGAGGCCGAGGATATTGTTCGTGCCTCCCGTTGCGGCGGCGGGAAGCAATGCCTGTCCGGTCTGTCCGTTCGCCGTGGCGTAGAAGGTTCCGACGTAGGTCGCCGTATTGGCTGCGACGCCGGCGGTTCCCGCCCCCGCACCGTTCTTGAGGGTGATCGTGGCGTTATTGGTCCAAATGCCGTTTTTGAGCGCGATGGCGGCAGAGCGCGTCGTGGCGTTCGTCCACGCCGGACCCGTTCCGATGCTGAGTGTGCCCGTGTTCACCCACACAAATACGTCATAGAGGTTGGCGGAGGTGTGGTTGGTGGTGTCCAGCGCAAGGCTGAGATCGGCGGAAAGCGCATTATTTACCCACGCCGTCCCGCTCCATGTCGGGATGATTGCGCCCGTGTAGGGGGTGTAGAAAACGCTGGTCTTGGCCGTCTGATCGCTGATCATGACAGGAACGCCGGTGACGAGCGTCAGGCGTCCCTGCGGCGTGGGAGGTGTGACCGGGATCAGCGTCTCGACATAGGTGTTGATCTGGGCAGGCGTGATGTTGACATTGGCTCCGGTCTGGACGCCGGCGAGCTGTTCCGTGCCTCCAAGAGCGGAGGCGTTCGGGAAAGCAGAGATTTTGGTGTTGGCGATCTCACACCTCCAATTGAATTACGCCGCTGTCGTCTTCCAGCTCGATGTTGCCCAAGCCGCTTTCAAGCTCGATGAAGTCGTTGGACGCAGGCGAGCCCGACGCTGCATTGGTGAGCCAAATGGCGGAAAGGCCGATCCCGAGGCTCTGCATCTAGGAAGGCCCGAAACCGACAATGTTGCTTGCTGTGGTGCCAGTGTTGAGGATGCGGCAGACGCAAAGGGGGATGATGGAGCCGGCGGGAACAGCGGTGAACACCACATCGACAGGCGTCGCCTTGTCAGCCTCCTTGGACGGGCGCACCTTCACATCGCCGGTTGTGCCGACGTAGAAGCCGAAGAAGCTCACCACGACGCTATCGCTAGGCGTGACAGCCTTGGCGTCGATGGGAATGAGTGAGGCGTTGTAAGAAATGACGGTTTCTCCTATAAAGGCTGCGGAACGACGCACCGTTGAAGCGATGCGCCGCTCCTAACCGCCCAAGCCGGTAGGAGGCTCAGATGGCTCGAAACAGAATACCCCTTGAAGTGCGCTTTTGGCGACATGTTACGCCGGGCAGTCCCGAAGAATGTTGGCTGTGGGCTGGCGCACGATTTCCCACTGGTTACGGTGCCATCAACGAGGGGGGGCGCGGGAAGATTCTCTATGCCCATAGGCTGATGTGGACATTCACCAGCGGCCCGATTCCAGACGGCTATTTTGTCTGCCATCGATGCGACACGCCGCCATGCTGCAATCCAGCACATTTGTTTCTTGGCACCCATCTTGAGAACATGGCCGATATGGTCGCTAAGGGGCGATGGCTCGGAACGCGGGCTGACAATCCTAAGTTTCACCGAGCCACTATCCTCTCCAGATTGCGGAACGACCGGCTTTGCCGAATGGGCGCACCATAACCGAAACGGGGCGGTCGTAGTTGAGATATTTGGCGTAGAAGGCCACCGAGCGTTCGGTGATGCGTTGGGCCGTCACTTCGTCAGCGGCGGCGACCCCTTCATCCTCCATGAGCCGGTCGCTCATGATGTAGGACAAGCCCTCTAACCACGAAATCGGGAAGTCCAGCGGATCGGCGGGTGCGGCAATCGAGTTGACCAACCGCGCCACGGTCATATTGCACGTTCCGCCGAAGGTGGGGAGGGGCCAAAAGTAGAAGTTTGAGACCGAAACCTGCTTGTCGAAACAGATGACGGACGGCCCCGACGTGCTCTGCGATAGCTTGTTCGGCAGGCGCATATAGTCGCCATAGGTGAACGTCCCGAGCGGCCTTTCGTAGAGTTGCGGCGCGGGCGTGATGACCCACCGCGCTTCCTCAAAATCCGCCACCAGGCCCGTTCCCTGATAGGGATTGCCAGCGTAGCCAATGCCCGCTGGAATCGAAAGGCTGAGTTGAGTCTGGCGAAAAAGATTGATTCCGTCCGCCTGCAGCCCGGCGGCCATCGAGTTGTAAACTTCCAGGAATTGCGTGAACTGATCGTCCGTCGCCGTCCCTCCAGCCGGCAGGATGCCCAAGCGCCGATAAGCGCGGGTGCATAGGTCGTTGGCGGTCATGGAGAATGTGTTGGTCATCCGAACACATAACCCTGATTTGGCGTGGGATTACGGAAGGTGAGGCCAGTCAGTTTGATGAGTCCCTGAGCACCAGCTCCGCCATTGCCGCCGTTTGAGGCTCCAGAGCCACCGCCGCCGCCGTAAAGACCAGCGGTCCCCGCCGTTCCCGCATTCCCGCCGCCGGCCCCAGCGCCGCCGCCAGAACCGTGAGAACCATCTAGATCGGTTCCCGCCCCCCCATTACCGCCCGTGGTTCGGATGTTATCTCCGCCAGCGCCCCCCCCTCCATTTGTCCCGTTTATACCAGCGCCCCCTCCGCCGCCTTGACCATGGCCG